TCATTAAATGCAAAAGAAATGATTGCTCTCCATAGAACTCAGAAGAGATCTTTAAAAATAGAAAATGATATGTTTGTTGCAGAAAAATATCGTTTAAAATATGACATGGCTAAAGATAAGTTACAACAAGCTAAAGATAAGTTACAACGAGCTAAAGAGTGGTGGAAGAGTAAGAAAGAAAAGGGAAAAGGTATACTGGGTTCAGTTGGTCAATCATTATTTGATTTCTTTACATCACCAAAAGCACTTGCAGCTTTACTTGCAGGATTATTTATAGTTAGTCCTGGATTTAGAAAAATTTTAGGAACTGTGACTGGCTGGTGGTTTAAAAGTCTTTGGAATAATATCAAAAGTGGTAATTGGGGAATGGCTGCTTTTCAGGGTGCTGTTTCATATTTTGCTGCTGCAAAATTATGGAAGGTTGTCAGATTTTTACCTATGGCTGTTGGTGGTATTTTAAAAATTACTGGATCTCTGGTAAGTTTTATACCCAAGCTTAAGGGTATAGGTACTGCTATAAAAACAGCTGGTACTACACTCAGTGCGGTAGCTAAAGAAGCTAAATATTTACATAAATTGCCAGCTGCAATTAAAGGTGCAGTAACTGGAGCACAAGCAGCAGGTAAAGGAGCAGGATTACTTAAGACAGTAGCTCCTTTAGGTAGAGCATCTAGATTATCTCTTGCAGCAAAAGGTACTAAAGTTGGTGAGGCTGCAGCAAAAGGTGCAGGTGTTGTAGCAAAAGCTGGAAAAATGGCAAAAATAGCAAAAGGATTAGTTATTGCTGACGCTGCAATGGAAACATATGCTGCAGGTAGATTGCTTGTTGATGAAGAACATAGAAAGAAAGCAAAAGAAGAAACTATCGAAGCAACTAAAGGTGGCGGAGTAGGTGGTGCTTTACATGGTGCTTTGAATCCTGTTAAATCTGTATATACACTAGGAAGTATAGCAAGTGATATTCGAGCCGCAAAGAAACAAGAACGAGAAGGTAGAAAAGAATTGGAGCGAAAAGGAAAAGAAGTAGAAGAACTAACTAAAGCAGAATGGAATGCAGCAGTAAAGAAACATGGTCATGCATTAATAAGAAGATATCAAGAAATATTACCCGAACTTGATAAAGATATTAAGAAACCCGGTGGCGGCACTTATGGTATGTATACTCGCGTTATAGCGATAGGAAATATAGTTAAAGAATTTGATGAAAGACAACCGGTAGCTCTTAAACACATAGAAGAACTTAGAAAGAAAAAAGAAGCATCTCTTAAACCAAAGACAACAGCAGCCAGTGCCACAGAAGCTAAAAAAGATGTAACGCTTGAACAAAGTGTTGTTGAAAAAGGAAAAGATATTGCTGCTACCGTAATAACAGAGACAAAAGATACTGCAACAAGATGGACTGAATTAGCTAAGAAATATGGTGCTGATGTTGTTGGTGCAATGAAAGCAAATTTAACACCTGAACAAGCTGAAAAATTCTTAGCAGCTGCTTCTGACTTTGCAAAAACAACAGCACAAAAGGGAATAGAAATTGCAACACCGTATGTAGAACAAGGAAAAGATATTGCAACAAAATGGACTGAGTTAGCTAAAACATACGGTACAGAAGCTGTTAATGCTGTAAAACAGAAATTAACTCCAGAAGAAGCTGAAAAATCCTTAAGCTCAGCTTCCTCATATATAAAAACAGCTGTAGGAAATGAAGCAAAACCACAAAAAGTTCAAGACTGGCGGGGATCAGCTCGAGCTATTATAACACAATCCGGTAAAACTCTCATACCTGATATAAGAGATAAAATTTATGCCATCAAAAATCAATTCAGTAGTCAAGAACAAAAATTAAATGAAATGGTTCCACTTGGTGGAACTTTAAATAAAGTCAAGGATATGATTTTGAGGGGTGAAGAGATATCTACAAAACTGGCGATGAAACCCTTTAAGATGTTAAATAAAACTTTAACAGATAAATCAGAAGATCAAACTAAACAAATAGTTACTTCTGTAAATAATAATACAGTAATTACTAATAACTCTAGTAAGATGTCACAAAGTGGTGGATCTGGTTCAGGTGGGTTTGATTCAGCATTATGGAAATCTTTACCATTTTTAAGTGGTTCAAGCATATAGGAGGATAGTTAATGCCAAGTGGAATAGCTGGTTCAGCAGCAGGGGGATTACTGGGGGGGCTTGGTGTTGGTGGTAATATTGCAGGAGCAATGTTAAATGCTGCCCCGATTGAGGGTCCATCTAGTGAGTTGCCCGAAATAATTGGTCTACCTCCTTTTGAATTTGGTGATGTTTCTGATTTTCCTGGACATTCTGATTGTGAACAAAATGATGTTTTTACAAAGTGTGTATTTCCTAAGTTAATATTAAGACCTGCTGTTCAAGAATTTGCAAATGGTCTTGAATATTTTACGCTTAATACGGAAGATGGATGGTCAAAATATAAAGCATTTTTACTTAGATATGGTTTTAAACCTAATGAAAATAAACCATATATGGTTTTTTGTTATCAAAATCTTGCACCATTTAGTGAAACTTATAGTAATGAATTTGGACAAAGTACTTTAGTTGGTGGCTTAAATGTTCTTGGTGAAGGCGCAAGAGAAGTAATGTGGGTTGCTGGTGAAGATATAAAAAAGGGTTGGCAAGAAGCTCAACAAGGAAAAAAAGGTGAACTTGCTCAACAAGTAGTTGAGGGATTGGGTGAAATGGGGGCACAAGCTCAAGGTTTACTTAATACTGTAGTTGGTGAAAAAAGAGGAACTCAGATAACTAATCTTGCAGGTCAGTTATTATCTGGTGGTAAATTAAATTTCCCCATGGTCTGGAAGTCTTCTTCTTTCGATAGAGAATATGATATATCTATAAGACTGTGGAATATATGTCCCGATAATATAGATATGCAAAATAAATATATTATTGGTTCATTATATTCTTTATTGCCCTTTGTTGTACCAACTAGTGAAGACGGAGCAACATTTAAATGGCCTTTGCTTTGTACAATTCAAATCCCTGGTCAATCTATTGTTAAAGCATGTTATGTTAAAACTGTTTCGGTTATTCGGGGTGGTGATGCAAACGATGTTGCATGGAATCAAAGAGTCGGAACAATAGATATAAAAATAGCATTTGGTGATTTATATACTACAATGTTGGATATTACAGGAACACCAATGAATCCAACATCACCAAATTTAAATGATATGGTTACTGTAATGAGATCAAAAGAAAATACTTATTGTTGCAATAGAGATCTTGTAACTATCATGCCATCACTCAATACAGGTACAGTTGTAGATACTCCTTTAAAATCTTTTAGAACTACTTCAGATCAACTTGGTGGGGTTACTCAGACACAAGATATCTTAACTTAAACAGAAATAAAGTTCCTTGCATAGATAGCTAAATAATAAGCTACAAAGCTTCTGGATGTTGCTTTTGACTGAATTGATAAATTGTTGAACCAATCAACTATTTTTAGATCTTGAATTATCTGGTCGTGTATTTTAACAACAACTTTCTTGAAATAGATTGGTTGTTTACTAACTTTAATAGACATTAGTCTTTTTACATAATCAAGATATTGCGTTGGAGATATTTTGGTGTAATCACCCAAGTCTTTTAATAAAAGATATAATGCATTATTTACATCATTTGTATATTTAATATTACCCAATGTTTCAACATACTTCGAAGAAAGATCTCTATTAAATTTTGTTAGTGACCTTGCTTCTTCTAAAGATTTTGTATCTATTTTTTTATAAGCAGTAATGTTTTTTGCAATAGTATCTACAAATTGTTTTATCTTTGTTTCATAACCAACATCATAATCCTTTTCTTCTTCGGACTTAATTGATCCACCACCAGTTGATTTACCCTGGTGTACTTTGTAATATTTTACAGCAAAGCTTTTCATTGACTGATTAAATCTTGTTCGTATTTCATAGACAAGATCAGCTAGACCGTTTGGATCATCTCTAACTAAATCATCTTGATATTTTCTAAACAAAGTATTAGAAAGATAAATTATACTTGAAGCAATTGTTTGCTTCTGTATGAATAAATGATTTTGAGATAACATTCCTAGTGCTGTTCTAAAATACTCTGGATTACAAAACTTAATATATCGATGCATTATATTTGTATATGTTCTTAGAGATAGTAAATGGAATGCAGACATAGCAGCAGCTACATCATTGATCTTTAAAAACTCCTGTACGATTATAATTAAAAGAGTTGTTTGAGGATCATGGAGAAGCCAGTACTTAGGACGCCCATACTTCTTTTTAGAATATGCAATGAGGTTTTCTTCGGTGCTATTAGTTAGGTGCAGTAAGTCTTTATAAATGGTAGAGATCTTTGGATAGTAACAATCTTCCACTAAAGAGCTTAATTCATTACTGACTATTTTTAAGATAAAAGCATGTAGTTTTTTATGATCTATTTCTGAGACAACTACATCTCTATCCTTTATAGCCATTACAATTTTTGACATTTTGTCTCCTAAAATGCAACATCTATACTTATGGAATTTTCTATAAAACCAACATATTGTGGTGTATAATTTAGCAATTGTTTTTGAGATAGATCGGATAATTCATAATTGAATCTGATATCAATTTCAGGAGATAACAAATCACAATATGTTACAAATTGAACAGATCGTATGACTGAGGTAATTTCTGATCTGTCAAGATTTTGATTCATTCCAAACTTTGGAGTAAAGTACTCAATTAAAGTTTCTTTAATTTTCGTAATGATAGCTTGATAACTCGTGCTAGCATCAGGTGATACTCTGATCCTTGCACGAATCTCTAAAGGAATCGTAAATTTTTGAACATCTATCCAATCTTTACCATCAAATGCTAAAACATTATTATCGTGTTCAATATCATATTCATCAAGAACTCTAACATATGTATCTCTGGCTGGTTGAATTAATCTCCAACCCCCATCACTTCTTTTTACTGCTATATAATTGATATAACTAGTCAAATCATAATCTTCGTATCCAGGAACAGGTCCATTAACAATATACATAGAACCTGTTTCAATATCAGGAGAAGAACTGCTATTAAAACCTTCGGGTGAAGTATTAGCAAAAGGTGTTATGTATCTGCTATTAATGATATAATCAACAGGATTATATTTTAAATTGTTTAATTGACCATTGGTATCTGGAAACTTTATATTGATGAAATCTGTTAACATTCGTTTACTATTTACATCAATATTGTTGATTAGATTTTGAATAACAACCAATTCGAAATTCTTCTGGTTTTCTGTATTTAGAACACCCCCACCAATACCATCATCTAGATAACTACTGAGAATAACAGGAACATTATGCACAGTAGTTAAAGTTTCATCATGACAATAACCATCCCAGAATCTTGTTTCTGTTATTGTACTAATCATCATATCTTTTAAGTCTTGTCTAATGATAACATCAGTAAAATAATTTTGTAGTGCTTTCCAACCATTTCTTTCTGGATGAACCATATCTTCAAACCAGCCAAACATAGTATATTCTATTCTCTGTTTTCCTTCTGGAACAGTTCTATAGTCTGGTATCGTTAATCTGAATGCATTATATTTTAATGTGATATCACCATTTCCAAGATCATAATTTTCTGTCTCTGGAATAATCCAAGGCAATGCATCAGTTTGATCAGTAGCTGAAACGTCAACATATTTTTGGTTGTTGTCCCATTTTGTTACAATTTGTAATCTAAATAATCTCATCTCTGAAGATGGTACATGATTAGTATGAACAAGAATTTGTATGGGATATGTTCCTGCACCAGTATCTCCACTAGAGCTTGAGCTTGATGGCTTCACTGGTACTGTATCAATTTTAAAATCAACAGTTGTAATTGGGATATATGCATATGGAATATATTCTTCTGATTCAAAAAATGGTTGATTTGAACTTAATTGGGCAGGTGTATCATTCAGTATAGTCAAAACATAATCATAAGTTGCAACTTTAGAAGCTTGATCAAGAGTTATATTAAATTGTGTTTCATATTGTTGATTGTAAACATCAATAGGATATTTTCTTGTTATTGTGTACTTGCCATTTTCATATTTAGGATCTAATAGTTCTATTCGTGCATTTCTTGTTGGAACTATTTCAGGTAAGCTTTTTGAATCATGGTAGAGTAATCTGAGGAATGTCATTATCTCATTAACTTTAATATCACTTCGTTTAAGAATTGGTTTTGCTTCAACTACAGGGAAGTTTGGACCCATAATTTCATTAATATAATCATAGTCTATATCAGCAACTAATCTTTGCTTTGATCTTAAATTGACAATAGCACTTTGTTTTATTTGTGTTAATGATGGTGTGTTAACTCCGCCGAGAGATGGTGCTCCATTAGACACAGAAAAATTAATTCGTTCTAATTTGCTTGTTACTGGAACTATACCTTCAGGAGTAACAGCAAGATAAAATAATTCGTTTGCTGTTCTAATTGATCCAGGAATTATTTGACCATCCTCACCTTTTGTTACATGAAGAATAACTAGTACTTTTGATCCCGGTGCTGGTTGTCTACCGAGTATTCCGTTTCCAAAAAATACTTCACCCTGATTTTCAACTGCTCCCCACACATATTCTTTAGAAGTAGCAGATAATGTATAAAGACCACTTGCAGACATTTCCCATAAGTCACTCTCTTTATAACCATTTCTCTTATAATCTTCACTCTCTAAATCTTCTGCTGTAGAAGCAATAAAATATTGATTTTCATCCGGGATTGTTAAAGTTTCTCCAGGTGCAGGTTCTCTCACGTAAACTTCTATTTCAGAATACATTCCATTGAAATCTATTTTTCTAGAATAAAATTGATAAAATTCTAAAGCGTTAGGAATTAGAAATTGTTTAACAACTTTCTCATGTTGAATAAAAGGAAGAACGAAAGATACATTTTTATTATTGTTATCTACGTCTATACCAACAGGACGATTAAACCCATTGCTATCACGAACTGTTATAGCATTGTTATTAATAATTTGAACAGTTGCACCAGCTACTGGTGTTGAAGATATTGTTTTTGGTTTAAAGGGATCATTTGGATCAGTTTGTCTTTTAAACTCTGCTCCAAAAGGAGATGCAGGATTTGTACTTATAAGAAAAGGAACATCACCAGCAAAAACTTTAAAATCTGATGGAATTGCAAATGTTACACCCGGGGATGGGAATGTTAACGGAATAGTAAATAGAACATCAACCCTAGAAGGTGAAGCTTTATCTGGGGTATAACCAATCCACCTTGCTAAATTGAGGACAGACTCTCTGAACTGAGAAGTAACGAAGAAAAATTCTCTATATATGGTTGAAGTATAAAATAATTGATTAGCAGTTAGAATAGATAGAATATCCATCACATAGGATAAAAAGCTGGTTTTATATAAATCTACAGTTTTTAAATCAAGATATGTTTGAGCATATTCGGTAAGTTGACTTCTTATTGTTTCACGCGAACTATAGATTGTTACACCAGTATTTAGTATCTTATTATAATTATCTATTTCGTTTATTCCTGCCATAAAAATCCTTTTATATTTGTTCCGACAAAAATACTATAGAAAATAAAGACCGCATCTTTCTCTATAGAAATTGTTTGCCTTCAATTTTCTATTTCTTTCTAACATTTTAAATAAGAAAGAGCCTTTTGGACTTTCATATATGCGCTTCTGTAAATCATAAAAGATAAAATGCCCGCTTAATTGTTTATCTATATTAGTAGCAGTGAACTGAGAAATTTTTAAGTTTACTTTCCAAAATGTAATATCTGTATTTGTTGCTTTTTCAAAGTGAGAAACTTCATATACTGGTATAGCAGAAGTTTTATATTCATCTGTAATACTTTTTAATTTGTATATTTTATTATGCTCATCTTCCAAATGCAGCTCTTCAAAATAAACAAAATCATGAATTCTTGGTTTCATCCCATATACAGTTGGAAAATTGAAACTAGTAATCTGATCAAATTTTCCCATACCTCTCTCATCAGCAACAAAAGTGTTTTGAACTGTTTCTGTATTATATATTGGTAAAAGTAAAATCTTGTTCCAAAGTAGACCAGAGAGTTCTCCAACTCTCTCATATGAGCCACCATCAAGAATTGTTAAGTCTGTAACACTATCTGGAATATTTAAATTATAATATGTACAAATATAGGATATTCCTGCTTCTGCATAATAACGGTAAACTAGTTGTAGATAATCATGAGTATATTTTTGTATAGAAAACCAGCGTTGGCTAATTCTAGCTAATGGCATTATGTTACATCCTCTAATCCAAATTGGAAATTAGGTCCAGGAAGGAATACACTAACTTTTCCTGTAATTTTTCCTCTTTTAATATATACATTAACTGCATATCCCTTACCAGATGGTTCTAAACTAAAAATCTCTACTTTTTCAATATCTATTCTGCTATCAAACATTTGAACTCTTTGTCTTACTTCAAACTCTATATCTTGTTTTGATATATCATCATGTGGATCAAAAACTTTTTTGTATAATAAAGATCCAAAATTTGGATCAAATGGATAGAAACCTAAAGGGGTTAGTAATAAAGTTCTGATTGAACTAATCAAAACATCAACGCCTTGAATTCTTTGAAAGTCACCAACAGATGCAACCGCTGGAAGGTAATCATATATTTGATCATTTTTTCCAGCTATATTTCTTTGAAAGGAAGTGGTTGCATCAGGCATTGATTATGAACCTTTTTAGATTTGTTCTAGTTTCTCGGCTTTCAATTTATTTAGTTCTTCATCAAATTTCATCTTCCATTGTAAGTAATTTTCAAGACGTTTAACTGGCATCTCCATGATATCTAGATAGCCTAATTTTCCAAGTTCAATGGATAGGAAAATGTTTTCCTCTAGATTTTTAATGTAGTGGTCTATGTACTTTTCATTCGTACATTGACCGAAAAAATTGTCTCACTAAATCTATATCAGTTGGATTCTCCGCTCTACATGATTCACATATAACAGTAGTTTTTAGAGTTACTCCGTATTTAGAAAAATTATCAATATATGCTTTATCTATTAACTTCCTATCTGTAGCAGGCAAATCATCATATATTTTTCTAATATTAGATCTGTCTAAGATCTTGTCATTTTCTTTAACATTTTCTTTAATTGTAAATTCAAACCTTTTAATAGCTAACAATTCTAATTGACGTTGTCTTTCTTCATCTTTAACAAAAGCTAAATCTTTTAGCATTTGTTCTTCGTCAAAAAGAGTTGGTTGTCTGACAATAGCAGTTATAACAGAAGCAGTTTCTAATTTAACTGCTACTTCTTTAGTTAAAACTGAATCTGGTTGATCCCACAATGTCATAGAGAAAGAATCACCAAATTTTATCTTAACTGTATTTACATGTTCACACTTTGAACATGCAACATCATAATTATGAATATCTTTATACGTAACATGATAAAGAGCATACATCAAAGCATCTCTATCACGAAGAGTATTTTGCTTTATGAAATCTTCATAAGTTTTAATTGCTTCTGGTTTTTTAACTAAAGCTTCAAAAAGAACTTTATTTAGATGTTCAGTTATTTTGTTTGGTGTTAGCAAACTACTTTTTAACGCTTCTTCTTCTTTTACTTTTAAGCTCCGTATTGTATACTGTTGATTAGTTTGTGGTGTAACAACACTATATTCTGGATACTTAATTTCGTAATTAGGAATGAACTCAAGACCAGCTCGTTGCATAATAACCTCCTACAATTTGTGAATTAACTAACTATTTATTTTTATTCGAAATCCCCTCTAGTAAAATCTTAGACTTTACTAGAGGGGAAGATTAAAACCAATTATATCTTATCTACACCATCAGCAGATTCAAGAGAACCACCACCAGCAGCACCACGATATGCTTTTCCTGCATCTCCTCTGAGCGATGCAAGTTCTTGTGCTCTGCTGTGAACCCAAGGTTCATGCCAAGTCCAGTCAACATTAAATTCAATATCAACTTCAAGTTTATCAACTGCAGATAGATCACCACTATAAAGATCTAGAGGATCTTTAGTTGGGAATACACCTGTATAGAAAGCTGAGAATTCTACTGTCTTACCATCTGGTTTAGTTGTCCAATATAAAACTGATCCAGCATAATTTGACTTTGTATATTCTGATCCTTCAAGATTTGATACACCAGTTCTATAATCTCTGATCATTCTAATCCAACCACTAAATATACTCAAAATTGGCAAAGAGCTAAATTCAAGAAATTTAATTGTCATTGTATTAGTATAATCAATATTAGTTGGTACAGCAAATTTTATACCGCCCAAACCAATAAACTCTGTTTTGTTTAATGTTCCACCTGGAGGAGTTACAGACAAACAGCTACCGTTTAAAGTATTTGTTATCTCTTGTGTTGAACCACCACCAGATCCACCGCCACCGCCCCATGTATTAGTATTTACTCTATTTGCATACACAGGAACTTTGTCAGGAATCTTAACAAAATGGATAAAATGATATCCGCTAATGTATGGATCAGCTACGCCTACAAGTGTACCACCGAAATTTCTATCAAATTGGTTTTTAACCAATGCTACAAATGAACTATTCATTTCCTTCTCCTATATTAAAAGTATTTAAAAAAAGGGGGAAGATTGACTTCCCCCGTTTAATGTCCCTTATTTCACGTACAGACTTAGTTCGATTCTTTCGATTACCTTTGTTGGTTGTAAGACTACGTTGACGTGACATATTTTTTGTTTGTATTCATAATCAGTAGCGCCAACTTCAATAGAATAGTCTTGCAGACCACGTTTTTTCTTGATGTTCTCCAAATATGGAACAATGCCTGCTCTGATCTGATTATGAGTTTCAGCATCATTGAATTCAAATATGAAGAACTTTAAGAACTGTTCAAGAGCTCTCTTGATGTAAAGAACAAGTCTCATTACGTTGAGATCTTGTAGAGCTGATGGTCTCTTTTGAGTTGTCAATTGACCCCATACAGTATAACCTACGTTAAATTTAACGATAGGATTTAATTGCATAAGATACAATTGATCTCGCTCAGCCAGCTTAGGATTCCAACGCAATGACTTAATGTCAGAGATTGTAGCTCTATTAAAACCAGCAGGAGCATACCATAGCTCATATTCTCTATCAACTAGAGGAATAATCTTAGACATATGGTAAACAGGAGATACATTAATATCTTTGCCTGTCCATATATCGAAAATTGTGCTGTAACCTTCGTAACGAGAAATATAACGAGAATTCCAAATCAATTCTTCAGATGAAACTTTAGCTTGATTGAAATTAATGTTATCTCCGTTATCAGTAATAAATATGCAATCCAATCTTAGTTCTTTGGCAAGATTACCACCAGATCTTTTTACATCGTCTGGGTATCCACCATCATAAATAAGATCGATATATACGTCATCTGTATCCAAGATTTTATCTTCTACCAAACCAGTTACTGGATTTGTTAACAGACCAACATATGCCCAAGCAAGAACTGTTCTTGCTGTCATATCATTTATTACAGGTTTTTTACTTCTTGGATCGATCTCGAACAATGACCCATCTGAACCATTTGCAAATGGAACAGGATCAACTGTTGGAGTAGCAGGATTAGAATCTTTTACTGTTAGAATATCTAAAAGTAAAGAATCTTCATATTCCTGCTTAGCTGTATCCAATGCAGATCTTGCAAGAGCAACTTGAATTGTTGCAGAAGTAATAGCAAGATTTCTAGCTTCTACTTCTGCAGCACTTGTTTGAGGCATTGCTCTGGCTGCAGTTAGTGCGGCTAAAGCAACATTCAAATTAGCTTGAGCAACAACATACACGGCTTTCTTTTCTTGTTTGATCCATTCCTTATAACCCAGTCTACCATAATCTGGATCTGTTGGATCAGTAATATAATATGGATTATCAGGATATGTATCTTCTTCTTCGTTCAAGTGAAATTCATATTGCTGTTCATCAAGAACTTGAAGAGCATTATTATTTACCACACAACGAATTTGAACTGAGAACTTATTAACAACATCTTCAATAAACATTGATTCACCACTATCATCTAAAGCAGTTTTATCAAATGAAACTGTAAATGATTCTGATAAAACAATGTCACCACTCGATGCTTGACGTTCATATATTTCAAGTGTGTAAACACCGGGTTGTCTTGGATTTACATATTTAGTCATTTTGATTGAAAAATCATTATAACTATCACCACGACCAACTGGGTAAAAATAACACAAGAAACCATCACCAAGACCTGTACCACCAGTAATGTCAACATTAACCCACTCACTAATAACTGGTTGTTGCAATCTTGTATTGAGTTCAGCCACTGAATTCATATTTGGAAAACTGACAGCTGCAACTTCACAGTGTGCTGGTTCTGCTACATAATCACTTGAGCTTGAATGATAATTTGGATCCATGATTTGTAGTGCCAAAAATATATTTGCATATGTAGCATCATCAGGAAGAGCTCTTGTGATGTAAATAGATGAAGCTATTGATAAGTGATTTTGAGCAATATACATGCCCTGACCATAAGCTTGACCAAATTGAGTAATATTCGGATTTCCAAATAGAGTTCTGAAATCTTTGTTGTTGCCTATGTAAACTAACTGATTATCCGGACCTCTTTTTGACAATACAGGAATAAATCCAAGGGTTCCAGGTATATCAGCTAAAAATTCACTTAGGTCGATAATTTTAGTATATACGCCAGGAGAAATATGTTGTGCCATTTTAGTTACCTCTCTTTAGTTAAAATTTATAATAATTTGTTCATCTGTGTATAAATGAAAATTTTTACACTTTAAAACAACGAATAGTTGTTTTTTGAACAATTTTTAATTTATTCATTCAAACAAGAGTGAAAATTTTTATTTTTTATATTTTACACAAAAGACTGCTATTATTAATAAATAGAATAAATTATAACTAATTATAATGGAGGTTACTATGATGCCATGGAAGAGTATTCTGATTGAGTCAACTTTACATTCTAGATTAAAATTACTTTCTGATAAAACAGGGAAGAAGATATATCGATTAATTGAAGAAGCTATCATATATTTAGAAGAGAAGTATAAGAATGAATAAGTTGTGTGCTTGTGGTTGTGGTAAAGAAGTAACTAGTCAATTTGCTACATGGCTTCGGGGACACAATAGTAATACACTAGAAGCTAGAGCTAAAGCAAAACAAACATGTTTATTAAAATATGGTACTGAACATGTAATGAAATCTGAAAGTGCTAAAAAGAAAGTAAGAGATTTTTGGTTAAATGCAACAGAAGAAGAACTATTAAAAATACAAGAAAAGAAAAAACAAACTTGCAAAGAAAAATATAATACAGAATATTCGTTTCAGGCTGAAAGTGTAAAAGAAAAATGTAAGTCGTCATTAAAAGAAAGAACTGGTTTTGAGTATCCCCTACAATCTAATGAAGCGAAAGAGAAAAATAAACAAACTTGGGCAAATAAAACAGAAGAAGAAATAAGAAAGATGAGTAATAAAAATAAGCAAACATGTAGAGAAAGATATGATGTTGATAGTGTAATGCAATTTGAAGAGGTAAAAGAGAAATATAAACAAACATGTTTGGATCATTTTGGTGTTGAAAATCCGAGCCAATCAGAAGAAGTAAAGAGAAAGAAAATAGAAACGAATCTAGAACATCGAAATGTTGAGTGTTCTTTTCAAGCAGAAGATGTAAAAGAAAAAAGTAAAGAAACTTTGATAGAACGTTACGGTGTTGATAATCCGAGTAAAAGTAAAGAAATACAACAAAAGAAAATAGATACTAGCCGGGAACGTTATGGCACCGAACACCCATCCCAAACTAAAGAATTTCAAGATAAGATAAAAGATACATGTAATGAAAGATATGGTACTGATAGTCCAATGAAAGTTAAAAGAATTCGAGAGCAAGCAAACAAAACCTGTTCAGAAAAATATGGTGGCAATTCTCCGATGTGTTCAAAAGAAATTCAAAATAAATCAAAAAATACATGTTTAGAAAAATATAATGTTAAATATTCTCTACAATCAAAAGAGATTAGAGATAAAGGAAAAATTACATCATTAGAAAAATATAATACAGAAAGTCCAAATCAAGCAGAAGAAGTAAAAGAAAAACAAAGAAATTCTTGTATAGAAAAATATGGTGTTGATAGTTATTCTAAAACAGATAAATTTAAAAGTGAAGTTCCTTTAAAAATAAAATTAAAAAATCAAGAACTTGGTAATTGGTTAAGAGACGATCAAATTTCTGATTTTAAGTTATACACAAGAAGAGTTTATAAATTCACCAGAAAATCAATAAAAAATAAATTTAATATAAAAAGAAATCTTTGTGGTACTATCGATGGAATACAATTAGATCATAAATATTCTATTAAACAAGGCTTCTTAGATTATATTCTTCCACAGATAATAGGATCTTTTTGTAATTTGGAACTAATTCCTTGGATCGAAAACAATAAAAAGAGAAGTGATTGTTCAATTACCAAAGAAGAACTTTTTACTTTATATGCAAAAGAATTAGAAATAGATCTTCCATAAAAAAATTATCTCTCTATCGATTGTTTTTCTAATAGTACTAAATGTTACTCTAGAAAACATAAATATATCTGATACATTTCCAGTGATATCAATTGATGCTGTTGCAGGTGAATCTGGTCCTTCATCTACACCAGTAAGATTTTCAACAGTAACAGAAGCAAGACATCCACCGGATTCATATGTTACATCAAGAATTAAAGCAGATGTAACATCATTACCAGCATTTGTTGCTCCACTAACATTCAGTCTATCACCAGGAACTATACTGGTTAGGTCTGTTCCTGATGCAAAGACATATTTTATATCATTAGTAAAAGCACTTACTTTTATAATTTGATAAACATCTAATGATTGAAGTGAACCACTTGAGCTACTTTGACTAAACACAGTAGGATTATCTATAAATAATCCTGCTTCATTAATATCTGCATAACCAGAACCATCAATACCGTTACCATCTTCGCTCGATATTTCTGTTCTGATCTCAGCAATGAGCTGTGGAAAATATTGAACACTATCTACAGTATAAGCATTTGCTGGGTCATCTTTTCTGATCACGCTTGAAAATTTCTTATAGTAACCATCAACCAATCCACCACCAATATCTCTGGGTGCATAGTCAGGTAAAACCCCCAATGGATTTATTCTTAATGGTGTTGTTAAATCAACATCCCAAGCTCTTGTTACTCCAGCTTGTAATGGATTTCCTGGTTCTCCGCCACCGGTTCCCAAACCAAACCATTTAATATATCTATCTTGTAAATCAGAAGCACCCTGCAATTCAGGACCAAATGCCCTTTGTAACAACCATTCTCTACCCTGATAAACAATTAGATTTTTTCTCTCAACCAGTTTAAGATCACCGTTGCGCAATTTGTCATAAATACCAACTACGCCCCGAGGAAATCTTTGTTCAGATGATAATTTATCATATAGACGCGGATGATAATTATCTGATAATGTTATCGTTTGTTTAGCCATTTTCAATTTTCTCCCCTGGTATGTTATAACCTTTAATTTTGTTCACTCTAAAACGTTAGTAATTTTTTTAACTTTAAAAGTTAAAATTGTTAAGCTTCGTCTGGCCAGTCTGTTGCAGTAACATATCTGACCCAACTATTTGCTGCAATACAAAAATAAATATATCTTGCACCGCCAATTACTGCACTAGCCCACTGACCCTTAATTCCGGCAGCATCTGGTGTTGCTGGAACAGATGTTTCTGTATCATGATAGTGTATAGTTTGAGCATTTTGATTACCTGTTAATTTTAAATGTTCTAATGCTGTTAAATGATACCTCTCTGTTACACCACCACCTTGTAAACCAGTTAAACTATTATGACTAGCTACAGATGCCAATTCAACCCAATTAGTACCATTATAGATATACAACATACTAACATCATCAACATATACAGCAAATCCTTTAGCTACAGATGTTTCAACCCATAACGCTCCATTCCATTCATAAATATTATCTTTAGTATAACCACTCTCTGTTAAAAGAGCAATATACCGATCACCAGAAACAGGGCCAACAACTAAAGGAATTCTAACAATATCAAGAACGGCTTCTTGCCAAGAAATACCACTAACTATAGCAGAAATTGCATCATCTAGATATTGAAAATTGTTATTTATAGTTATTCTACTTAAACCGACATTATCGGTTTGTTGAATTGTTATTAAAGCCATATGTTTTTCCTTTAGTACTTAATACAATACATTACATAAAGGTTTAGTGGTCTTGTTTCATTACCACCTGTAGGTCCGGCGCCATCATGATTAAGTATTGGGGCACCTGATTTAGTACCAGCATGTCCCACAACAGTAGTACCTACACCATCTTGAGCTACTATTGGATGAGTATGTGATTCTAATTCATCAGCTTGTCTTGTACCTACATTATCACCAATGACTCCATCACCTCGATCAACACGAGTGGCCGCATCAGGATCATAGCCTATCGGTCCAGCTCTTCCGTGATTCCATCCTCTTAAAAAAGTACCTCTATAATCTGGAAGTGTGAAAGTTGTAGAACCATCACCTACTCCATACATTGTTCCAATTGCTTCAAATAATCTAACATATTGTGTTC